CAATACTCAACCGCCTATCTATATGGAGTAAAAAATGCCTAATCCAACACGAATCGAAATCAACTGCGAGACAGGCGTGGAGTCAATCATTGAACTCACCGATGCTGAGGTTGCAGAGATGACCTACGAAGCAGAGTTAGCAGCTGAGAAGAAGGCAGAAGCCGATGCACAGGCAGAAGCCGATGCAACTGCTAAGGCTGCACTCCTAGTCAAGCTCGGCATTACAGCCGATGAAGCTAAACTCCTATTGGCATGACTCCTAAGTTATGCAAAGCTGGGCAACAGTTAAGGCTTCAGGTCGATGATAGTTACCCAGATAGAGATCGCACCTCAGACGGCTGGATTGGCGACACTCGTCATCAAGCACGTCCTTCTGACCACAATCCTGATGCAGAAGGTATCGTCCGAGCCATTGACATTGACAGGGATTTATCTGGCAAAGCAAAGCCAGACCTCATGCCCGATCTTGCAGATCAGATTCGACTCGCAGCGCGAGCTGGAGATAAGAGAATTAGTTACGTCATATTCGATGGAAGAATCGCATCGTCTAAGAAGTCTTGGGCTTGGCGTCCTTACGTTGGGGCTAATCAGCACAATCATCATTGCCATGTCTCATTTACCAAGGCTGGCGATAACGACAATTCGTTCTTTAATATACCCATGATAGGCGGAGAAGCATGAACATGAAGAACCCAGCAATACTTTCAGTAGGCGCATTCCTAGCAGTGTGGGGTACAACCTCTAACTTTGCTTTGGATTACCGAGCCGTTCTTGGATCAATAGTAGCTGGAGTCTTTGGCTACGCGACGCCTAGAAAGTAACCATGTCTGCTGCTAAACAAATGACTATTACCACGACGCCTCAACTTGTAGGACGCGTTACCGAGTCAAGTCAAAATATCTGGGTTCATGCCGGTGGCACTATCTATTTTGGTGGAGATAACACAGTCAGTTCATCTAACGGCTTTCGCCTTGATAGCAATGACAAATACAGCACAATCATTCCAGAAGGCAATGAAGTCTGGGCTGTGACCAACAATGGCACAGCAACCCTCTACGTCTTTACTACGGTCATCTAATGAGTGCTAGTGATTTGGCTGCGTGGGCTGTGGCTGTTGTCGCTGTTCTGGGTGGTATGGCTACATACACACAATTCATGATTAAGCATTATCTCAGCGAACTCAAACCCAATTCAGGGTCAAGCATTAAGGATCAAGTATCAAGACTGGAAGTGCGTGTCGATACAATCATCGAGATGTTAGGTAAGTAACACTTATCTCATGGCAAGAACTAAGAAGGTCATTGACCTAGACACTTACAACGCTTTAGACCAATGGGCAATAGGTCTTAACGAGATGTATAAAGCCTTGCGTAAGAGTGGTTTTGCTGTTGATATAGCTCTTGCCATAGTTACGGATCGTGATGCTTACCCTGACTGGATTCTGCCTTCTCTGCCTAATCGCATCGACAACATACCCTACGAGGACGACGACGAGGATTAGACAATGAAGAAGATATTGGTTATACCCGATCTTCAAATTCCCCTGCATGACTCACATGTGGTGTCCAACATCATTAAATTTAGCAAGACTTTTAAGGCAGACCAGACCGTTACCCTTGGCGACGAGATGGATATGACAGAGCTAGGACGCTGGAGCGAAGGCAAAGCTGAGTGGTTTGCTCAGACCCTAGACGAGAATCGTAACATGACCGTGGATATTCTCTGGGAGTTAGGCGTAACGGACATGATTCGTAGCAACCACACGGATCGTTTGTACAACCAAATCAGCACAAAGATTCCAGCACTCGGCTCATTGCCTGAGCTAAGGTTTGAGAGATTTCTAAAGATGGACGAAATGGGTATTACTTTTCACAAGGACGAAATGAACATCGCGCCTAACTGGATAGCAGTCCATGGCGACCATACCCCTATTAAGCCACAAGGGGGGCTCTCAGCCCTTGAGGGGGCTCGTAGGCGCGGTAAGAACGTCATATCGGGTCACACTCACAGAGCAGGGCGTAGTGCCTTCACAGAGGCTTCAGGAGGTCGTGTAGGGCGTATCCTGCAGGGCGTAGAATGCGGACATTTAATGCTTCCGAGCAGAGCTACTTATACCCATGGGGTAATGAATTGGCAGCAAGCATTTGCCATTATTTACGTTCAAGGCAAGAACGTCCAAATAGATTTAATCCACATTGAGAAGAACGGCACCTTTATAGTCCAAGGCAAGGTTCATGGACGACCTAGACGTTGATATTGGCAGCGACATAGACGACCACATGGACGATGCAGAAACGTTACCGTTTCGTTATCAAAAAAGGCTTGCCGTCTAGTCCGATTGCCGTAAAGTTCTTCTTGTAGCCAAGATATGGCTACAAGAAAGGGCTCAAATGTTTTCTACAATCTCAGAAGTAGAGCAAGATTTTGAAAGACTGACAGAGACTTCAATGCTATTCTATGGATCGGACTGGGAAGCTCAAGAAGGTCGTTTTACAGATGGCGTTATTAACTACAGCCACAAGGTTGCTTATTGGTTCGAGCGTTACTCAGACGTTGTTCTAGCCAAGGCATTACTGAAGGGTATGCAAGAGGAATACACAGTTCTTTATGATTCAGTCATGGAACAATGGATTATTACTTCAACTTACGCAACAGAGAGTTGGAGATAATGACAGTCTTACAGTTGATCCTATTGGCAACTCACGCTTTAGTGGCAGTTATCTTCTACACAGATGGCAAGCGAACAGGCTACGTCGAAGGACGTAAGGCAGTACGCAAATACTACGAGAAGCAGCTACAGCAGGTGGGTCGATGAATGCTAGAGACTACCTCAACGAAGCTCGAGCTACTATCCAAGACCGAGGACTTGATTACGGTCACCCTAGCGACAATATGCAGCGCACAGCCGCATTTTGGAGCTCATACCTTGAAATGCCAATTACGGATTATCAGGTGGCGATGTGTATGGCATTGGTCAAAATCGCAAGAAGCATGGAGACTCCAAAGTCAGACACTTACATCGACCTTGTCGCGTACGCTGCAATAAGCGGACAATTACATACCGAGGAGAACGATCTCTATGTTTAATTTAGAAGATTACGAGACAGTTGAAGAACGTCTAGTTAAGTTTTGGAAGGAGCACCCAGATGGGCGCATTAGCACAATATTGGTTGAAGCAACTTCTTCACGTTTTATCGTACAGGCTTACATATACAGAACTGAGGCTGATCAACAGGCTTGGAGTTCTGGGCTCGCAGAAGAAACGGTACAAGGTCGTGGAGTTAATGCTACTTCAGCTCTTGAAAATTGTGAAACATCTGCGATTGGTCGTGCTCTCGCAACGGCTGGCTATGCGACAAAGGGAAAGCGCCCAAGTCGCGAAGAAATGGCGAAGGTTGTCAAACTTAGCCAAGTAAAGGCTAACATTGACGAAGTAAAGGCTAAGATGGCTGACACTTCACAACAATACGTTCCAATAGCAAAGGCAGATGATCCATGGACAACGTGGGAAGCAGCACCGGTTCAGACTATGGAACAAGCAGTCGAGACGGTGAAATCCGTACTTGGTGGCACAACGGAGAAGGACGTACAGCGATGCAAGCATGGCGATATGATTTGGAAAACTGGCGTATCGAAAGCTGGTAAGCCATGGGGTCATTGGCGTTGCATTAACCAAGTGACTAGCGGTTCAGCTGCCGGAGCAGACGATAAATGTGAGCCAATTTGGTATGAAATTAAACCAGATGGCTCATGGGGAAAGCGTTCATAATGGGACACATACAGTTTCTTAATCAAGATGGTGAATGGGAATCATTTCCTAACGAAGAACAAGAAATCAATTTAAGAGCTAACGCTGAACTGCTCGAGGAATTGGGTTATAAGCTGATTTGCCAGTTATGCAATAAGTTTCCAACTAGAACACAGATTCGCCAGCGATACTTGAAGCATGAGTGGACTTGCGAAGCTTGTGGAACTGTTAACTCTGCTGGACGTGCATGACACGTCACAGAAAAGACCGAGGCTTTCGTACTGAGCGAGTAGTTGTCTCCTATCTACAAACTTGGTGGAGAAGCGCAAGCATCGGTAGAGGTGCGGGCAAGGATATCCACAATGTCCCGTTCGACATTGAGATAAAGGCTCGTTCTGAGTTCTCACCTCTAGCATGGATCAAGCAAGTCGAGAAAAGGACGCAAGGCAAAGAGCTGAGCGCCGTGGTGTGTCGTATGAACGGACAAGGAGAGGACTGCAGCCAGTACCTCGCGTTCATGCGATTTCAAGACTTGGTTGATTTATTGCTTAAAGCCGGTTACGGCGATATAAAGACAGATTCGGTACAATTAGAGCCTGAGCGTTGCAATAGTTGTGGCGCGTGGAAGTTAAAGGACGTGCCATGTACGACGTGTCAAAAGGTGTCTAAAGGTAACCATGCCGATATATGAGTTTGAGTGTACCAACGAGGAATGCGAGGCTAACTTGCGCTACGAGAAGGAGTTATCTATTTATGAACCACATACAGTTACTTGCCAGTTCTGTCACAGCTCGATGCAAAAGATTTACTCAGTACCTAATATCCAGTTCAAAGGTGAAGGATTCTATTCAACAGACTCAAGATAAGACACGCGATCTGACCAGCACTTTTAGTTTTGTATTTGACACCGCTGGTACACTCTGGGCTAGAGCCCTTCAGGGGCTCAGAGCAAGCCGCTTGCGACTAGCTTGCTCGGTAGCACTCGTTATTGGGATATCTCTATGCTTACCTATGGGTAGCGCAAGTAGTGGCTCAATAGATGCCATAAACCCAAAGACTTATATTCGATTATCTATGGATCATAAACAAGCTAATTGCTTATTAACGTTATATGGAAAAGAATCAGCATTTAACCCATATGCAATAGGTAACCTTAAAGGCAAGTATCATGTGTATGGGATACCACAGATTAAGAACCCCATCATATATAGTAAGAGCCCTATAGAGCAGGTACGTTATGGGATTAAGTACATAAACCATAGGTACAATGGTGATACATGTATGGCACTACATCATTGGAAAGTATGGGGTTGGCATTGAGCAGCAGACGCGGCGATCCTCGATTGTCGAGAGATTACAAACGTGTCAGACTACAAGTCTTGGCTCGAGATGAATGGATTTGTAGATATTGTCAGCAAGATGCGACTACAGTTGATCACATCATTCCAATTCACAAAGGCGGCGACCCAGTCGCATTAGATAACCTAGTGGCAGCCTGCCGTAG